TGGTAGCTATAATATTAAAGGACTGCAAACCGTAGTTCATGAGCATCTAAATAACGGTGTAAACTCTGGTTATTTCAGTGTTAGTGCTGGAGGAGATGCTGATAAGTTTGTTTTCTCAATCACTCCTGGTACTGCAAATGTTGCTGGTTATCCTATAGAAACAAAGAAAGACTTGCCATTAATTGTAGACAAGCCTAAAGATACTAAAATAGAAAACTCAGTTTCTCAAACTACAGCATACGGAAATTATACATTAGTCAAAGAAGTTTGCGGCATGTGGGATGTAGACGGCGGCGCTTCTATTGATCTTTATGACACTGCTGTAACTGCGGTAACTGCTGCTTCATTCGCATCGACTTCAGTTGCTGGTAATAAAATAGGCACAGCTAAAGTTAGATACTTGACATTAAATTCTGGTACAGCTGGATCTGCTGCTGCACAATATCGATTGTATCTCTATGATATAAAAATGTCGGCAGGAACATTCAAAGATGTTGAAACGATACATTATGCAAACAGCACATCGAACGCATTTGCCGATACTGTATTGAACTCAGGTTCTGAGGCCGTCATTCAAGAAGGCAACTACAACAGATTAGTGTGGGAATTGCCTTATGCAAATCTAGAAACAATGAAAGCAGATGCCGGTGCATATGATTTTGATTTTAAATATATCAACGAATTTGATGCATCTGTAGATTCCGGAACTGGCCAAATAACACTAGCCGGACCTTCTTCACAACAAACTTTCTTTTTATCTGCAAGCCCAACTCCTACTGAAATACTTGCCAACATCCAAGCAGTAGCTGTAGATGCATTTACTGCTGGCGGAGTTTCATATGCCGCTGGCGAATACATAGACTTGACTCATGCAAGCATTACGGTAACTCAACCAACTGAAAGTCAACTAATTATTACATTTAGCAGCGCTCCTGCCTCTAATGCCAATGTTAGAGTATATGTGAACATGCAATACTCAGATGGCGTTGGTCCTATTACAAAGACAAGAATTCAAGACAACTATGTAAAGATACAAACAGATGCAGCTGGTTACAATGCTGCTAGTGGCTGGTACTCACTTGGCGTAACTGATCTTATAAAAATTAAATTGATCACTGCTACTACTAATGCTGATTATGAAACTGGCGCAATCAATATTACTGATGATTTTATTATAGATAACGGTCAAAGAGATAACTATTACGGTTTGGCAAAGATAAAGCAAAAAGCAAGTAGCTCTGTTGATTTATCTACTTACAAATATATATCTGTAAAATTTGATTATTTAACAAGAACTGTGAACGGTCCTTCTTTTGCATGTGTTGACTCTTATACTGGCACAGGTCTTGGCCTTCAGGAGATTCCTTTGTATTCTCCTGCAGCAGGCAATATTATTGATTTGAGAAACTGCATAGATTTTAGGCCTTATGTAAATAACACTGCTGTTGAGGCTGCTACATTAGCATCTGCAACTTTAAATCCTGATATCACTGAAACTATTGTAAGACCTGCTCAAGGACTGAGTAATCCTGTCCCTATTGCAACATTCACGACAGATCTAAGTTACTATCTTGCACAAGCATTCAAAGTAGTAATTACTGACTCTGGTACAATAAAAGTACTCAAGTCGCAGTCTGCTGATTATCCTAAGTTCCCAGAGGCTCCTGCAAACTCTCTCACAATCGCAAAAGGAATCTTGCCGCCGTATCCAGCTTTATCTGTAAAAGCTGCGAATTATTATAAGCGGTCTGACTTGAAAATTTATATAGAACAAGTCAGAACTAAAAGATATACCATGCGAGATATCGGTGGATTAGAAGAGAGAATCGCAAATCTCGAATACTATACTGCATTGAGTTTACTTGAAAAAGAAGCGAAGTCTGTTCAGATTTTGGATACTAATGGCATAGATAGATTCAAAAATGGTTTGATGATAGACGCATTCAAGGGTTATGGCACAATCGCAGTAGGGCATGACGATAACGCATGTTCATTGGATTTAAAACGTCAACAGATGAGAGCGTCTTTTGATTCTAGTATTGTTGGATTTAAGCCTGTCGTGACTGATACTACTATGAGTCAGAGCGGAGACTTGTTCCACATACCTTATGTAGAAACTACATTCACAAAGCAACTACAAGCAAGCAAGTTTAGAAATGTTGTTGGTGAATTATTATACGCCAATCCAGAAACTGTGAATCCATTAACTCCCGATCCAGTGCCAGCTCCAGTTATACCTGCGCCTCCTCCTGTAGTAGTAGCTGATCCTCGACCTGAGCCTAGACCCCTCGAAGTTGACTATCAACTGATTAGAACTACGGGCGCAACAGTTAATGAAGGAAATTCTTGCACAATAAGTCTCGAAGTTAGAAATCTTGAGAATTCTAATGGTCAGACTATTCCTTATACAATTACTGGCATTTCTTCTGCTGATATAGGAGGCGCCAGCTTAACTGGATCATTCACATTAGATGCAGTAGGAGATGCTTCAGTAACATTTAACATCACAGCAGATGCTTTGACTGAAGGCACAGAAACTCTCACTCTTACCCTTGACAGCATAACAATGGGTGGAAATGCGGTAACCACTTCAGTCACAATTAATGATACTTCAGTGACTCCTGTTCCGCCTGCGCCTGCTCTTGGGCCATATAGAGGCAGCTTGAATTTAGTTCCTTCTGAAGATTCTTGGTTCGATGATTCGTATGCTGAAGCTGCATATAAGAACGAACAAGGATCTTGGGACAACCTAGAGATAACTGGTGATTGGAAAGATACTTGGGGTTCTTGGGAACTTGTATCTGAAGACATAATAAATGCTGAAACTATAATAACCGAAGGTGAAATAGGAATTCCTCCTAAAGGTTACGGCGGCAGCGTCGGACCTACTTCTATTGATTTCGAAACTAAAGAAGAAGCCTCTGGTTACTGGCAACAAGAAGTTCACACATATACTGGTCGCAGACAAAAATACGATATTACAACTACTGTTGCTGGTCAGAATACTCAGACCTGGGAAAGAACAGGTTCTCGTATCTTCTACGGAAACATTCCTGACGAAGTTACAGAGAATATCGGCGACTCTATAATCAATACTGAAGTGGCAGCCTTTGTTCGTCCTATTGCTATCTCTGGTTCAGTACAGGCACTGATGCCTAACGCAACTCATAATATTGTGATGGGCGGAGTAAATAAAGGATCATTGACCACTAACGCAAACGGTAGAGCAGATTTCTCTATCAGTGTCAATAAAGGTGAATTTAGGTGTGGTAATATCCTAATTGAAATATCTGACGCAAACAAACTTGATGACATTGAGTCATATGCCGCAGCTTCATTCACGGCGAATGGAACAAAGAGAACTTTCCAAACTACTTATGTGACAACAAAGTGGCCTGCGCCACCAATGGTACCTGAGTCTCTTTTTGATACTAAGAAAGAAATCATTCCTATCGGCGAAGACGGTAGAACAATGACGAAGAAGGGTGACGTTATAATCGATACCCATAGACAGAATTCAGGTGATCCAATATGGATTCCTGTAGAAGATGTATTTGTATCTGGCGGATGTTCAATTGGCACACCAGGCAGCCGAGAAGATACATATAGAAGATTTGATGGAACAACATACGGCGTAACTACTGTTGACTCTTCATGTGCAACTTCTACTACAACAATATCCTCTGCAGGTACTATAACATTAGTACCAGAAGTTGTTACTATAGCTACCGTACCAGAAGCAGAAACTTTTAACACAGTAACAAACACTATAGTGGTAGATGATACTCCTATAACTGATGTTACTATCTTTGATGTGGGCGGCAACACAAATACTGGGGGAAGTGCTTCCGGAGTAATCACTGTTGATTTAGCGAATGGTGTGAATTTAGTCGCTGCTGGATTAGATGATGCTGACTATGTTCCGGGGGTAACTACTACTGAAGGCAGATTTGCGGCTGCTGATGAAGCTGCTGGCATACAGATCATGGGCCCATTTGCAATTGAGACTAATACTGTCTCTGCTGAAACTCCAGATCCACTACTTTCAATAAAAGTTGCTGAAGCAACTTCAGTGTTCGACTTTTCAAACTGGAAGTTCCCAGGAATTGGAGAGATAAATCTTTGCATGTCTGGCATGGATCCTCTTGCACAAACATTCTTTGTTACTGGAATGCCAGGCGGTATGTTTGTACCTTCTGTAGATATATTCTTCAAGAGAATCCCCCCAGAAGAAAATAACAACGGCATCACTTTACAAATCAGAGAAGTTGTAAACGGCGTTCCTGGTAAACAAGTAATACCAAATGGTGAAGTATTCTTGAGAAGAAGTGATGTTAAAGCATCTATTAATGCAGTATCTGGTGCAGTAGACTTCATTTCAACTAAGTTTAGATTCCAGCATTTAGTTCATTTAGAAAACGATACTGAATACTGTATCGTTCTAATGCCTGAAGCAAATGATCCTAACTATGAAGCGTGGGTTGGTGAGCTTGGAGAAATTGAAAAGAATACAGCAAACAGAATAACAAAGCAAGCGCATGGCGGTGTCTTATTCACTTCAGCAAACAACAGAAGCTGGACTCCACATCAATCAGAAGATTTGATGTTTATTGTCAATCGATGTAAGTTTACATCCAATACTGATTTTGTTTTAAATACAACTAACAAAAATACTGACTGGATACTATTTGACAATAATACATGGAAGCAATCTGTTCAGCCTAAATTCGATTTATTGAGTTTTGTTCATGGCTTTACTTTTACCACATCAAGTGCAGGTGTAGGGTATACAGATGGAACATATACTGGGGTTGCTATTACTGGCGGCGGCGGTACTGGAGGAGAATTCTCTTATGTTGTGAGTGGCGGTGTAGTTACAACTATAACTCTCACTAATCCTGGTGCCGGTTACACATCAAATCCAACTGTAGCGTTGAGTTTGGGCGATCCTACAACAGCGGCAACTGTTACTGTGAGATTGAATCGTGCAAAAGTTAAATACTTTGACTCTGCATATAAAACATATGAGCTAGAAGTCACAGATGGTTATTTCACTGCTGCTGATCTAGTAGGCAATGCAGCTACTACTGTAAATATTGGCAGTATAGGCAATCGTATAGTTGATGCACATGTACTGAAGCTATCAACTGCGAATGCAGGCGAACTTGGAACAATCAAGAAAGAAATTGCTCTAACTAACACTGGAGCAGCTTCTGCAAATACAACGTATTCGGTAGTAGATATCAATTCAACTACAGAGTTAGAAACAGAGAAAACTATATACAGTTACTCTAACGAACAAACATTGTATGCTACAAACAAGACTGCTCGTGTTAGGTTTACAGTAAGAACGCCTCTAAATAACTTGTCGCCTATTATTGATATTGCTAGTATGGATATGGGTGTATACAAGAACAAGATAAACTATCCGAAAGATATTAGTGGAAATTCTACAGTAACAGAAGAAGTTAGATTCGGTGGCAATGCATCTGCTAAATATATTTCACGACAAGTTGTATTAGCAGATAAACAAGATGCTGAAGATATGAGAGTGTTCTTGGACAACAAGATACCAAATAACGCAGCAGTAGAAGTTTATGGTAAATTTAGAAATGCTGAAGATGATGCTGAGTTTAACAATGACATCTACTGGAAGAAGTTAGAAGTAGAAACTTCTCCTAAAGTTGCAACTGAAAACTTTGCACAGTATGTATACAAGATACCTGCTAAGGGATCAACCAACTCAGGCGTAGATGCAGGTACAGGTGTGTATGAGTACTCAGTGTCTAGAGTATCTGCAATTGCTGTTAGTGCAGGTGGTTCTGGATATTCTGCTACTGCGCCTACAGTGTCTTTAGTTCACTCAGAAGGTACTGGTTATGGCGCAACAGCAGAAGCAATCATTTCTGGCGGAGCAGTCACAGGTATAAAGATAACAAATCCAGGTCGAGACTATGAAGGCGGAACTGTTACTGCTACTATTAATCCCGACGGCGACGGAGCAGGAGCAACTGCTGGTGCAGTTACGGTTACACCGGTTACATTCAAATCATTCAAAGACTTTTCTATTAAGATTGTACATTTGAGCGGCAACACAGCTAAGATACCTAAGTCCTCTGGACTCAGAGCTTACGCATTGCAGGTCTAATATGAGTATAAATAAATTTGTACAAATAAAAGAATCACCAACTCTGTATAGAGATATACATTCTAAAGGTTTGGTGAATACCGATGACCGGGCACTTGCAGAATATAAAGAAGCTAGAAAGAAAAGACAAGAAAATAAAGCTGCGGTTCTGCAATATGAGAATGATATAAATACATTAAAAGATGAAGTAGCGGATATCAAGGATTCACTGAAGTTAATTCTTGATAAACTAAATTCCAAGGGATAAGTAAATGGCAACAATCACTCTAAGGTCTATTAAAGGCAGTCCTTTAACCAATAATGAGGTTGATACTAACTTCACCAACCTAAATACTGACAAGTATCAATCTGGTGATGATGTTAGTGTTGGTACGCTTGCCGTTGCAGGAGAAACTAATTTCGCAATCTCAGGTACTGTTTCCGCAGCTGGAACGATACAAGGTGACGCTACAGCACTGACAAAGACCTATAATATAGTAACAACGGCCACTGCTGATCAGGGTGTAGTACTTCCTGACGCAACTATAGGTAAAGTTGCTACTATTCTCAACAACACAGCAGTGAATATTAAAGTGTATCCAGCATCTGGTGAACAAATAGATGCTTTGGGAACAAATACTGCAAAAAACTTGGCTCCTGGTGCAAGTCTAACTCTAGTGTGTTCTTCTGGAACATTATGGAATGGCCTTCAGTCGGTTATTGTTTATGATTCTACGGGATCACAGCTAAATTAAGATTAAACCATGCAACCATTAAGAATAAAGGCATCAGGTACTCCAATCACTTCTGCAAACTTTCAGGGCTTGCAGGAAATGACGGCCGGCGAGATAAATCAATATCTCTCTTATGTAATCACAAATAAGTTTGCAACTGATACAGATGGCACAGGTACAGCAGAACTTAATGTTGATACCTCGAATGCTTTGACAGGTACTAGTATTGGTACTTGGACTAACACTATTCGTAATGATGCAATCGGTACTCATCCAACTGCTGGTGCAACTACAGATACTACGTACTACTTCAAGCAAGTAACAGCGGCAGCATCTGAAAGCATCACAAATCGTCCAGTTGGCTGGGACTCCTCTATTAAAGAATTCAACGATTCAGCAATAGATACAGATGTACTAGATAAAGTTATTGAAGACATGGTAACTAGTACAGGCTACACTGTTGGTCAATATTCATTAGCAGCATCTGCTCCTGCAGGCGGTACTTGGACTTCTCGTGCCACTATCACAGATAGCAATCAAGGCGGAAGCACTAACCTTTACTTGTGGCAAAAGACTGCTCCTACTACATCAGCAAATTCTGACTTATCTTCTCTAAAACTAGAAGGCACTAATGTTAAGATGATGACTGTTGCTGAAATCGAACAGATGGTTCCTAATTTTAGAAATCGTATAATTGACTCTGGTGTAGGTACATATAAGTTACAAGCGTCTGCTCCTGCAGGCGGCACTTGGGTTCAAATGGGTGATAGTCTCGTTGATACTCGCCAACAAGTAGCTTCAGAAAATTACGCAGGAACGTACACTGGCAATTTTACTGGCAACTATACTGGTTATTATTCAAATACTTTTGCAGGTAACTATTCTGGAAATTATGTAGGATCGTATGTAGGTGCTAAGACATATTCTGGATCTTACACTGGTTCATTCTCTGGAGCATATGCAGGAAACTATGTAGGAACTTCAGCATACGCAGGCGCTTATGCAGGGGCTTACGCTAGAACTGAAGCATATACTCTTTTCTACTCTGGATTCGCAGGTGGTACTAACTACTACACCGGTTACTACACTGGATTCTATACAGGTTTCTATACTGGTGCTAAGACATACACTGGATACTACACTGGAGCATACAATCAAAACTTTACTGGTTACTATGTAGGCACTTCAGCGTACGCTGGTACTTACTCAGGAACGTATACTGGTTATTATTCAAATACTTTTGCAGGAACGTATTCAGGTAGTTATGCTAATAACTTTACTGGAAATTATGCAGGAGATACAATTCAGGCAAGCACTGAAAATGTATCAACCGTAAACCTTTGGCTAAAAACTGCCTAAAGATTCATCTATATTATGAAGATAAAAAATGAATCGGACATGTCTGATTTTGAGAGTGAGCGGCTTAAAAAATTTAGAAAATTAGTCAAATATGCTAATGCCAATTCTCCTTATTATGCTAAAATAATAAGAGAGAATTGCATTAGTATTGACTCTTCGGTGCCAGAAGATTTTCCTGTCCTGACTAAATCTATAGCAATGGAAAACTTTGATGATATTGTTACAGACAGAAAAATAACCAAAAAAGGAATTGAAGAATTTGTAACCACCTCTTCAGATCCTAGAGATTTGTTTCTTAATAAATATACCGCACTCGTTACTTCTGGGTCTTCAGGCGAAGAAGGCTATTTTGTATCGCACTTCAAAGATACTATTAGAGGGTTATCCTCTATATCTCCTGCAAAATTATCAACAAAAATTTCCCTGTTAATTAACTATGTACGTTGGGTTTTTACAAAAAGAAAAAAGCCAGCGATTGCATTTTACGGTAATGTAAGCGGTCATTATGCAGGATATGATTCAGCGATAAAGTGGCCTAAATTACTATTCAATGCAAAAGGGTTTGAAATTAATCAAGCTGTTTCTAAAACTGTTGAAGATATAAATCAATTTCAGCCAAACATTCTTTGCGGCTACACTACGATGCTGAAAATTTTAGCAGAAGAAAAAATCAATAATAACTTATCCATATCACCACAAGTTATAATAGCAACAGCAGAAACTGTAACTAAAGACGATCTTATATTTTTGAATAAAGTATTTCCCACCTCTCATGTAATGAGCTTATATGCCAGTAGTGAACATGGTAACATGGGAAGATCAAATCGTGATAAAGAAACTATGTCTCTTTTTGATGATAAACTTATTTTTGAATTTTTTGAAGATCACACTTTAGTCACTAATTTATGTAATTACACTATGCCCCTAATTAGATATAAAATGTCAGATGTTCTTGTTCCTATTAGTGAAAAAAATACATACCCTACTATAGCAAAAAATCTTATTAGCAGAACAGAAACTAAAGTTTACTTTAAAAATTCTGTTGGCGATACTGAAAGTTTTACGTCTTTTATTACTCGTAGATTTTATGTCAAGGGAGTAAGTAAATTTCAAATGCAAGTTACTAGCGATACTTCTTTTCGTTTTCCCATTTGTTTAGAATCACATCTAACAAAAGAAGAAAAGTCAGAGGCTATAAAAAAGGTTGAAAATAATTTAGTTGAGCTTTTACATAAGAAAAATTTAGATAATGTTTCTTTTGATGTATTCGTAGTAAAAGAAATTCCTGTAAATAAAAAAACTAGAAAATTTCAACTTATAATCGATAAAACAAAATGACTATATAGTATTGAAGATTTATTATTTGGAGTTATATTATGACAGAATTAGCAGTTTCTGTAGACAGTCCAGTTGAGATAATGTTTACGGAAACCCCTAAAAAGAAATATCTCAATCCTTATTGGTCAAATAAGGAAAATCGTCACCTCATTGTAACTATCGAACAAACGAATGGACAGACTAGCATGGCTTCTATTCAGGATTCTGATGGCACAAATCCTGACATGAAAGCTGTGTTAGAACAGTATACTGAAGACGAAATTGATGCTAACACACAAGAAGGCCTAGACAGACGCAACGAAAACATCAAGCGTCAAATGGAAAGACGAGAATCACAAGCAGTCCGTGGCAGACAAGAAATGCTGTTCAACTGTAAACTTGAAGCGTTTGAAATCGCCGCAATCAAAAACTCTAAAAATACTGAACTGAAGCGAATGATTCGTAAGTCTAAATCTGTTATGGAAGTACAGGCTTATGCTACTATTTTGCTGATGAAGGAACTTGAGAATGCCGAAGAAACAGACTAAAGGGTTTGTTATTGTTGCTTCTGTTAAGAAAGGATTCTATCGTTATGCTAAAGTACTAGCAGAATCAGTAAGAGATTTCTATCCAGAAGCTAACATAACATTCTTTACACACGAAGAATGGGTCGAACCTGAAGACTATGATCTATTTGATAGCATAGTCACAGAAGGTATTCCACGACACATTCGTGCTAAACTTTGGGCACTCAACAAAACTCCATACGATATTACTTGCTATCTTGATGCTGATATGATGTGCCAACATGAAGATATTCAGAATGTCTGGGACGAGTTGCCTGATGATATGGATATCGTATTCACTAAGAATCGTCCATACAACGCTAAACTGACTAAGTTAGCAGAAGGTGAAGAGATGACTTGCCATTGTGGCTTCTTCATATATAGAAAAAACGAAGCAACAATGGATCTCATGGGAGCTTGGTACACTGAGTATCTTGCACAACGGGAACCTGACTATGACATGTTACACTACCCCGAAGATGCTAGAAAGTGGGACACATTTACTATGTGGCGTCTATTGACTTACGGCGAGAAAGCTGTCAAGTGGGGATACATTAAAGAGCCAGATGCTCGTTGGAACTTTGTAAATGGTTATCATTATGAAGAACTACAAGGCACTGACGTTGTTTTGTATCATCATACTATACCTCAGGATAAGTTAGACTAAATGAAACTAGTTGACATAAAAAACGAAGATGTTTTAAAAATCATTACTGAATACAGCGATTGGTTTTTTGAGCAAGACTTATCTGAGCTAGATAAAATATCTAAACATGAAGGCAGACATCAGGGATACACACTACCTAAAGGCTGTAGTCTTGAACACTTAGAAGAAGTAGTTTCTAAGGACGCAGAACATATTGGTTATCCTGAGAAAACTATATCAGTTGATATTGCATCTGAGGAACGAGTATCTTCTGAACATAAGAAAAAATGTAGAGACATGGCCACTACATTGTGTTCATACTTGGGCGCTCGTAACCAAGCAGTCAACGTGTATTATCCGCCTGGCGGTTTCATGGGCTGGCATAATAATTGGAATGCTTCTGGCTATAATATTCTATTGTCATATTCAAAAGAAGGGAATGGCTTCTTTCGCTACAGAGATCCTATTACGAAAGAAGTAGTCAATATGAAAGACAGCCCAGGCTGGACGTGTAAGGTAGGATACTTTGGTAAAGGCAGAGAACCCGACAAAGTAGTTTATCACTGTGCCGGGTCTCATGAAGCTCGTCTTACTTTGGGCTTCGTCATACCACACTTAGAAATGTGGCAAGACATGATTGAAGATATATCAGGTGAAGACGCTACTTCGTTCCAATAGCCATAAAGCGGTCAAACTCGTTTAGGCCATCAAATGTCCAGTACTTCTGCTCAATAGAGCCTTGATACTGGACATTTTTTATGCCTGTATTTTCTATATGCTCTTCAATACTATTCATACAATTGATGCCGTACATCTCTTTAATTAGATTTGAGTTCTGTATTGCAAAGATACAATCAGGATTTGCAGTAGTCAATTCTTTCAAAGGATACATTGTCTCAGCACACATTGAGATTACTACATCAGATTCCATTGCATTAATGTCGTGAAACGCAAACGGAACGTCCCAGTTGATATGATTCAAATCTACACCTTCTTTTCGATAATGACGATTAAATACTTTAGACAATTCTAGTGCGTCATTGTCCACATCAATCAGATTTATCTTCTCAACATTCAAGTTCTCGCACAGCAATGGAACGAGAGGAAACCCTAACCAAGAATTTAACACCGTAATGTTCAATTTCTTCTCATTATCTATGTGTTTTAATAATTCTTCTACAAGCCAGATAGCAGCTTCCATAGAGTTTGGATTGAGAGACTTTCTGAAGTCTTCGTTCTTCCAAGGCATTTCGTGATTGATTTTGTCTAATCCATCGCCCCAGTTTTTGTAGTTGTTCAAAAAGTTATAGCTTAACATCTTCAGGTCTCTCCATAGAATCATATAAACAAATAAGAGGGTCTTCTCTAAACGTCTGCTTTCTCACATCAGTAGGCCACACGTAACCGTTGTTGTAACTATACACCCAACCGTCTGGAAAATAGTCTATATTCAGTAGACGTTCTCCTTGATGTGCAAAAAGATTATCTAGTCCTCTGTAATAGAAAAACATCTGAGAAGGATAGTCTTTCACAAATTTTGTAATCTTGTCAATATTTAGTCTGTCATTCCAGCGAAGTACGCTAGAGTTCAAATCAGTGTATTTCCACTGAGCATCAACAACATCTGTTTTCATTTTTCGCATATTGTGCCAACTCGTTCTAATAAAAACAAGATTGTCATCACATGGATGATCTACAATGCAATCTATATCTTTCTGTATGATTACATCTAAATCAAAAAATATCTTCTCACCTTTCTGCTCTACTATGTTACGATCAAAAAGATGTAGCTTGTTCCACCATTTCTCGTAGTAGTTATCTTCTGGAAAAGGTATCACAAGTATGTCTGGATTCAAATCATGTGGTAGTTCAGTCAAGCAATAGAAATCAAAGTCTTCTTTGATAAACTCTTTGCATTGATCGTGTATCTTATTCACATGCTCAGGACCATACTTCTGTCCCCACTTCACTGTGTAGATATTAATCATCTCCAATGCTCCAATAAATTAGGGTCTGCCAAGTCATCTTGTTTTGTGCTGCCTCTGCTTTTATCTTCAAACGGCAACAAGTCAATATTGAATACGCACAATATAGGATCTTCTCTGTATGTATCTACTGCTAGATCGTCTGCGTCCCAGTCTCTACCTCTGTTGTATGAATATGCCATCGAACTCGGAAAGTGTCCCCATAATTTTGCTTCACTGAAATCACCCCACCGCCAACTGTGATAGTTATCGGTGCCGTCAGTGAATGTAAACCATATTCTTTCTTGATGTTCTAGTACATCTTTCCAGATGATTTCACACTGATCGTCACTCCACACTTGACAACTACCGTTAGTGTAAGCCCCGTGTGCAAGTTTGAATTGTCGTGTAGTCATAGGACGAGGATCTTGCCACCAACTTCTCAGTTTAGTAGGGCGATCTAAATCGTATATAATGATAGGTTCCATATCATTCTGGATAATAACATCCAGATCAAGAAAGACGAAACGACCAGTAGGTTTATCTTCAGCAAAATTATGAGTGTTGAAGACAAAAGTCTTAGGACGGTCCCAACAACGAGCCATGCCATATTTAAAATTATCGTTACCAAACCAATACTTAGGATGAATGCTGTCAATGTCAGGGAAGTCAATTACTTTAATCTCCTCATCAAGACCCTCAGGATACTCGGTGTAGCAATAGAAGTGAAAGTCAAACTTCTCAGGATCAGTATGACGCTTTGCCATATTCTTTAGTTTGTTTACAAAGTGAGGCCCATACTTAGTTCCCCATTTGCAGCAGACATAGTTTACTCTCATTCTCCCTCCCACAAAGTCAACATAATTGGATCTTCTAGTTCTTCAAGTTTTATTTGTGACTTTGCTTTAGGATCCGGTGTTAGGTCTGTATTGAAAACACAAATCTTAGCATCGGGTCTATATGTTTTTGGTTCTATATCGTCAGGATAAGTCATACCTCTATTGTATGAATACACCCATTCATAAGGAATGTTAGCCCAAAAGTCTCTCTGTCTCCAGTAGTGATAGTTATCACTGCCTTTGTAGAATGTTTTGAACACCATCTCATCATTAATGAGAACATCATGGTAAATGTGTTTGCACTGTCCGCCATTCCAAAGCATCATACTAGAGTTGTAGAAAGTGCCTCTCAT